AAAGAGTCGGCTAATGATTTAGCCAATACATCATTTACTGACATAGTAGTCTCCTAATTTATGAATTGAATAGTTCGTCAAAAGCTTCTGATGTATCTTTTACTTTTTTAGTTTCCATAGTAGAAGTTTCAGTTGCTTGTGTTGGTGTTGATTCCTCTGATGAAGATTCTTCACCTGGGTTTAACCATTCATTCAATACATTAGTCAAGTCATCGTAAGATTGTTCTTGATAGATGTCACGAATATCCTTTTGAGATGACTTTACTTTTTCAAGTATAGTTGGGTCATCTGAAATAGGTGTTTGATTAGGTTTTACTCTAATCTTTGTTGTAGGGAAACTCGCACCACTTTCCTCTGCTGAAATAAATTCAACAACTACATCACGACCATTTACTGGGTCTGTAATGTCCCCGTAATCTGGGTCTGCGATGATTGAAAGAAGTTCTTGGTAAACCGTTTTACCGAATCCCCAAAATCTAACACCTTGTGATTCTTCACCTCTAACGATAACTGGTGCAAAGGTTCTCATCTTTGCTTCCAATTTTTTAGATAATTGATAATCTTCTTTATTACCACTTGCTTTGAGTTTTTGTGCGAACTCTTCAATTGGGTCTGGACGACCAAAACTGATTGGTGATAAATAAGAACGATTGTTCAAATTGTAGTGAAAGAATAATTCAATAAAAGGATTGTCTTTATTAAATTCATAAGGTACTACACGAATTTGGGTTTTACCTGGTTGTGGTTTCCATAAACTGGAAGTACGATTGTTTGTGGTCTGTAATTGACCGAGACGTTTGCGAATTGCATTTAAGTCCATTTTCTATCTCCTATTTTTTATTTGTCATTTGTTAATTTTCACTTTCGTGAGTGAAACCTTTATTAATACATATATAAATATAACTCTAATTGAGAAAAATGTAATTTATTTTTAAAAAAAGCCCCATTGTTTTTAAAGTTTGTATAAAAGGTGGAAACTAAAAATCGTTGGGGCTTTTAAATGTTTGGAATTTTATAGGGGATGTGAGATTAATGATTACTCACAATTTCCGTCTTGGATTTTTTCATACTCTATACTTTGTATCTATCAGTTACGATAGTTCATCTCAAGGTGGTTATTCCTCATTGATGTGAATACAACTTCTATACAAATGCTTTATCTCTCCAAGTTTAGATTGTTCAGCCATTAAGTAGGATTTCAGTTTTACCCTTACCCACAATAGAGTCATAAGAATCATCTTATCTGTTTTACGGAAATACATTAGACAATATCTGTCGATATAGATAATTAAAATATTTTCCAATTATCAAGTCACCACAACTTTGTCTGGATTACTTTATGGGCTTCAAATGTCTACCCATTTTTCAGTCAATCCCATAGAAACACCCGTCGGTGTTGCTACTTTCCAATTCCAAATTGTCAAAAAACTAATACTAAAACTACTTAGTATATTTATATATATTAAACAAAAATCCCAAAATGTAATTTATTTTGAGATTTTTTTAATTTTTCTAAGAAGTTTCTCTTTCAGACCAAGAACGAACTTCAGAAACACTATTTTGTATTTCAGCTTTCTTTTCAAAAAAGTCTTTAAAATCTGCCCACTTCTTTGTATTAGCAAGTCTGGTAGATTTATTAGCCATTGTTTTGATTTTCTTAGATGTCAATGTTTTGTTTTTAATTAAAGAATTCCTTAATGCTTCCACATCAAGAGTCATTGTCATCTTATTCTTATGTCCTTTTACTTGTCCAACTACTTTTAGTATCATAGTTGAAACTCCTTTCGTTAAATTAAAATAAAATAAAAAATTAAAATTTTCGGTAGTAAACATCAAACGGCCACACTCCGAAGAGTAGCATCCACAATCGTCTTTTCTCACCACCCCTTGACACCCAGTCGGCAACAAACCCCAAGTAATATTTCTAAAACAAGTATCTGATTTGATGTCTATCCTTCTGGCATATCTGAACAAACCACACAATGTTTCCAAAGTGATTTTGTTTGTTTGTTTACCTAACCACCTGTCTTACCGCCGTTAACATCGCCCTCAGCGGACACGATAAGATTTCCGTGATGAATTTACTACCAATTTTCAAAAAACTTACACTATAATATACCAAGGAAAAATGTAAAAGTCAAGCTTTTTTTTATTTTTTTTTCTAAATGAGAACCCACACCACACCTCGCCTGACTCCGAAGAGTCGTTCGTCTCATTACGAGCCTTGTTCAATTATCAAAAAACTTACACTATAATATAATAAGTATTTATGACAATGTCAAGTGTTTTTTTTATTTTTTCCAAGAAGTTGTATCTACGATTTGGTAGATTTTGGTAGGGATTTTCTGTAATCCCATTTCATTTGTGAGTAGTAGTGTATTGGAAAACTCATTCCAATCCACCATATATGATTTGTCAAGAACTCCGTTGTTCTTTTCTCTGATAACTTCGTTTAATGCATTGATTGTATACAATGTATTACTTTGTTTCTTTCTATGTAAAGATATAGTATCAATGATACTTTCTTCATAGTCGTATTTGTATTCTATGTTGTATGTGCAGATTAATTGTCCTAAGTCTTTTTCATTTTGAAACACATATACTTTTTCATACAATACATCATTACAAGTTATGATTATGTCCAAGGTATCGTTTAATCTTGGTTTAGAAGTAAAGGTGCATAGTAATTGAGTTTTCATTATTTATTTCTCTTTTTCATTTTACCACCCAAACATTCTTTCATTTCAAGTCCGAGTCCACCCATTACACTATTTACTCCAACTCCTTTACTTCTGTAAGTTTGTTCACCAACACTAATTGGTTTCATATCACCTTCCTTTGCTCCTCTTCTGGTATCTGGAACCATAGTATCAAATGAAATGTGAGCGTCTTTACTTTTACCTGTTACGGCTGCTGTTTCATCATCACTACTTCTTTTACCACTAATTCTTATTTTCTTTCTTAAGTGTGCTTTTAGTGCTTTTCTTGCAGCTTTTTGTTTTTTAGGGTCTTGACTTTCTAAATCTTTTGTTATACTTTCGTCTGCACCTGATAGTTTTCCTAAACAACTTCTAAAATCCTCTGGTATGACATTTTGTCCATCAATACTCATATCACCGACACCATCACTATCTCCGTCAATGTATGAGTTCCAATGCATATCTTCCATAAATGAGTCTACATATTGTTGTGTAGCTGGTCCATTGTCTCCATTTTCATCTACAACATTCCCATTTTCATCTTCATCAAATCCATCTATTTCTTTATCTGAATTTTGAACATCTGTCACTATTTTAGCGTGAGCGGCATCCATACCTCTTTTTCTGATGTCGTTTGCTTTTTCTAATTCATCGGCTTCTTCTGATGTTAACATCCATTTTAATTCTTCAACTGATAGTGGTGGGTCTGACTCATATTGTTTTGCAAATTCTTTTAAGTCATCTTCATTATTAGGATTTAGTGGCCACTCTCTATCACCCCAACCTTTTGGTTTGGTTTTTGCTTTAGCCTTTGCCCTCATTGTGTTAATCATTTCAGACATTTTATAAATTAATTTTCCAGTATTATTACCGTGAATTGGATTTCCGTCTTCATCACATGCTCTTGGTTCGAGTTTTCCATCAACCATAACCATTTGAGCGAATTTTTTTTGACCATTCTTGTCTACACCTATTTCAACAACTTCACCCTCTTTTTTACCAGACAATTTCTTTTCTGCGTCTGAAGATACCGGTGTACCGTGTCTCATAATGTTTTGTATAGCTTGCATAATTTGTTCGTCAGAAGCATTTTCTACATCTATATCTAATCTTTCTAATTCATTTCTTATTTCACCATATCCATCTGCACCACTTCTCACTTTATTTGCATAGTCATCACCTTTTGTAGATGAACGACCTGGTAATTTACTTAATAAAGAACTTGAATTCTTACGAAGACTTTTTCTGCTTTCCGCATCTTTACCAAGTTTGTTCATAGATTGACTAGCGGCTTTATCAGTTTTTCTAACCATTTTAGCTGCTTCAATAGATGTTTTTCCTATGTCGTTAGATGCTTTATCAATCTGGTCACCAGGAAAATCATTTCGTTCTTTTTGACCTTCAGCTGAAATCTTCATTGATTCTAATTTAGACATAATACTTTTATTATAGTGTGGGTCGTCTAAACTACTTTTATTTGATGTGTGTTTGAAACCTATGTATCCGTCTTTTGTTTCGTATATAACTCCTGTATCAGTTTCTTTTCTTTCTTCCAAATATCTTAATTGTTTGTTATGATGATTAACACATTCTTTTCTTTGTTTAGGATTTTTTAATTTATCACAAGATTTTAATCCTCGTTCTATTGCATTTCTTACCAATTCTTTCCCTTGATAGTCCATTATGTGTCCAGAAGGATAAGGTTCTTCTTGTGGAACTTTTGCATTATATTTTGGATTTTCCTCAAGTTCTCGTTTTTCATTTTTTCCTGTTCTATATCCTATTGATAACCACTCTTTTGCTTTTTCTTCACTACCTAATTTTTTCAAAAGACAACCTTTTGGATTTTCCTTACAAGCTTCTTCCATTCTTTTTAGTTCTTGGTCGACAAATTGGTCTTCTGTCATATCTGGATTTTTTGAAAGTTCTTCTAATGCAATACCACCACCATTTTCTCCTGTAACCGAGCCCTCGTTTCCTGCTGGAAAGTCTGCTCCTTTATAAATTTCATCTCTTCTTTCAGCTTGTTTTTCTCTCATTTTTTTGTGAGCTTCTTTATCGTCTTCTATCTCATTTATAGAAGTTAAGTCATCTTTTACTCTTTTTGCTCTTTCTTCCTTTGACCTTTTCTTTTTTACTTTCTTTTTTTTCTTTTTTGGTTCTTCGGTTGGTGCTTTTGGTTTATTATCTGTTGGTTCTACTTGACCACTTGTTTGTTTTCCACCACCTGACTTGGATATACAACCTGTCGCAGCAGTTGTTTGTCCTTGTTGACATTGAGATTCACAAATAGGACAAGGTCTTTCTTTACCTTGTTCGTCTAATCGTTTAAGTAATTCTACTCGCGCATCAACTGACCAATTATGTTCTTTTAAAATGTCCCACAATTTCATTAAGTGTTGTTCGTTTCGTAAATCTGGAATACCAGTAGAAACCCTATAACTTAACTCGTTGAGTATTTTTTTCCAATTATTCATCTGCTATAATTGTTATTCCGTCTTTTTCTAATCTTCCGTCTTGATGTAATAATTCCATTTCATCTTTTGAAATACTCACCACGGTTGGTTTTGAAAAATCATGCTTTTGGTTTACTGGGTTTGCTATACCTTCTTTGTTGGTATAACGAGTAGTGATTTTTGATAAGTTCTTTATATCGCTCATTTAAGTCTCTCCGTTATGTCGTCCATTTCGTGATAGTTAACTCCTCTACTGGTTTTAACCGGATACTTACCACCACTCTCTATGGTTTCTTTTACCATTTTTAAAAACTCTAATCCGTCTTTGGTATCAAAGTCAAATAAAAATGCGTCGTAGTTATACAATATTAATTTACTATTGTATTCCTGTAACTTAGGTTGTAATGTATTCAAAATCTTGATATTGTTTTCCGTTTCCATTAATTGTATCATATAATTGAACAATTTATTTGGATTCATATCTTGTAGATTTTTCCTATATATTCTTCTATTATAAATATAAGATTGAACAAAATTGTTAGTTTTATAGTCCTGCCAGAGTAATTTAATATAATCGTTTACTTTTGAGAAAAATGGGTTGTTTGATACCTCATCTGTAATACCTCCATATAAATACTTAAATGATAGGGCTTTTGCTTCATCATAAGGTAATCCATATAGTTCTGCCATATGTTCGTGGACTGATGTTTTAGGGAATTCATAACCGATAATCTCTCCGATTAATCGTAAGTGATAAGCATCAAAGTCCATTTCAACCAATACTCCATTGTTAAATCTACTGATGAATTGTTTTCTACTTCCGTCTGATTTGTTTAGTGCTGCGAAGTTTAATCCACCGAAACGATTACTTGGACGACCTGTTGAAGTGTATGGATTGTATTCTGAATATACGATTTTTTCATAAGTTTTCAATCCGTTTCGTTCTATTTGGTATAGGTTTTCCAGTATGGTTTGGTCGTGTTGTTCGTATGACTTATATAGTTCTCGTGATATTGGTTCAAAGTATTCTGCGTGTTTCACTAATGGAATTACATCATTTATGTTTTGTTTATCATAATGTAATCTGTATTGATGATGATGTGCATTGGTTAAGTGTTGTTCTGAATCATATGGTTGATTGGTTTGTTGATAGTGTGCCCAATTCATATCCCTAATGTCTTTACTGAATACCAATGTATTGTGATAATATTGTTTTAAATCTTGAACATAAATCGTTTGGTCGGTTTTAATCATTTCTAAGGTGTCTTGAAATTGTTCTGTATGGTGAATCGGAACAATATATTGTTCGTCTTGAAAATCAACCCAATAACAACTAATACGATTTTCTTGTGGATGTTGTTGAACATCTGAATACATTTGCAATAATACAAATGGTTTTGATTGTATTTGTTGTTTGAGTTGGTTGAATAGAATATCTGTATTTACTATAACCATTTACAATAAGTATTGATTTATATAATCAAAATGTAATTTTTTTAACCTTTTGTATTGTATGATGAAGGTTGAGTTGGGTCTGGTACAATACTTGGTATTTCATCTTTTCTTTTTTTATCAAACTCTCGTTTTTTAACAATGTTAGCTTCTTCATAACCTTCATCTCTTGGGTACAAAACCTTCCCACTTTTTAGTCTTACTCCGTCTGTTCTATTTATTGTAGGTTCTGTTCTGGTGATTGTTTCTTCTACTGGTTGAATTAATTCTTTTTCCTCAGCTGTTTTGTCTGGTTCGTCTGTTGGTTTTTGAATTACCGTATATTTTCCTTCATTATTAAAATAATAATCACGGCCGGCATCTTGTGCATTTTGTAAAAGTTCTTCGTTGCTTGCTTTTGTAGAAACATTACCACCTCTTTTGGTAATAAGTCCGTCCTCAATCATTTTAACTCTATCCAATTTCATCATAGCAGTAATATCAGTTGTCCACCCACCTATTCCAACTGCGTGAGAAACTTCAGTTATTGTAAAATATGAATACTTTCTATATAGTTCTGGTAAGTAATCTGTTTTGAACATATTACCCACTCGTAAACCACCTATTCCGTCTAATGTAAGTGATAATTCTATTGGTATTATGGTTTTGTTTAAATTGTAATGTCCTTCTTGATTTGGATTTGGACCTAAACTTTTATTTATCGTAGATGAAATCAGTTCTTTAGGTCGTTTTTTCATTCTACCCTTGTTATCATATATGGAACCTAATGTTTCTTTACTATCTTTACCTCCATCTTTATTTTTTGTATCTTCGAGATTTTCAAGTTCATTATTTATATCATCTATATTTTTCAAAACTTCCGATACACCAGAAAAGTCTACACCTGAGTTATCAGTTATGTCACCTGTTTTGCCTGAGTTGTTTCCGTGTTCAGTAACTGCACTTGAACCAATTTTATCTGTTCCACCAACAAAAGTATGTAAGTCATTTACAACTAAATTTTTCAATTTTTGTTCTCGTTCTACTTGTTCTTTTGTTAGATTATAAGTATCCGCAGTTTCTTTGTTTACTGATTTGTCAGGACCACTTTGTAGTGCGGTTGCTTGAGCAAAAGATTCGATACCTACATCATAATGATATGTCGGACTTTTACCATCTGTTCCGATATTAGAGCCAAGTGCAGCCATAGATGCTGCTTTGTCTGTTAATTTTAAACCAACTGAGAAACTTCTAACAATAGAACTTTTTGTATAAACTGGTAAGAAAAACATTTTGTTTGATAATGCTTTTTCATCTGCGAACTCTTCTGCTTGTGATTGTTTTTTTGAACTTAATAAATCTTTTGCATTTTCTATTGGATTTTGATATTTGGTATCTGTAATTCCTACTCTTCCATCATCAGATAAGTCTTGTGTTATTTGAAATCCATTGTAATCAAACATATCGGTTTTTACCTTTGACCAGAAATCTCTTAATCCTTGTTTTAAGTTTGTAATGTCTTTAAAACTATCTTGTAAATACTTTACATCAAAAACTAAATTTCTAATGTATCCACTTTCCAAACTATCATCAACTTTAAAACTTGGAAATTCCTCATTAATAACTCCATATAATTTTCTTACAACTTGTTGGTCGATATTTTGACTTCTTTTTTTGAACAAATAAGCAGCAGCTGGTGCTAAAGTAAATGGATTAGCTAATCCAGCAGCTGTTGCTACTGTTGTTCCGATTGCTACTACTGCTTGTCCTGCGTCCAGCTGTTGGTCTGGAATTGGTTCTGCTTGACTTCCACTAACCACTTCTTCTTCCCAGAATTTATTAGTTTGTCCTGGTATCACAACACTATCCAATCCAATACTTTGTAATGAAGGACTATTTGCACAACGATTACTCACTAAATACTTAGAATCTGAAACTACTGACATTTTGTCATTAGCTTCAATTAATCTTTGTACATTTTGAAATTCCTCTTCAGTTGAAGCTTCATTACCTTCCTCTTGTGATTCTCTTTCTACTTTCAAAGCTTCATTATAGGATTTAGTTTGTCTATTACTTTGAGATTCTTTTTTTCCTTCTTCTGTATTGTATTGTTCTACTTCATAGTTGTAAGGTAAATGAACACTACGAATTTGTTGTAGTGTTTGAGTTCCTTCACCTGTATTGGTTGATGATTGAACTTGAAAAAATGAATTTAGTATGTGGTCTTCAAACCAACCCCAAGTAACTAAGTGTGTAGATTTTTCTTGTTTGTCATTTATTTCACTTTCAAATAATTCTTCCGTTGCCATTTTTCCTACTTTAAGGAGTGCTCTACCCGCACCAACAACTGCAGCTCCAGTAGCAACTACTGCTACCCCAGTAGCTACAACTCCACTACCTACTGCTCCAGCTACTGCTAATGCAGCAGCTCCTAAAAGTTTTACCCCACCCCAAGTTCTTTTCCACCAAGTTTCTTCACTATCTACTAATTCACCACCAGCTTGTTTAACTTCTTCATACAACTTTGTAACTACTGGTCCAAACCAAGTGTCGTCGTCGGGATTTATATCTACACCTGCTCCAAAAAAGTAGTTCATCGCACCATTTTTATAATAGTAATTTAACTTTCTTACTGGTGGTATAACAGCGTCTTTCCTACCTTTGTTGTCTTCCGTAATACTAACTCCTTTTGGTGGAGCTTCTTTTACATATCTATCTACAACTTCTGGTAGTGCTTCAATAACTGCTTTAAAGTGAACTTCTGTATCGGAAAACTTATCTTTTAATTCTTTTTCAGTAGACTTTTGTGGTCCAATAAAATCTTCACCCTGGTCGTCTATGGTTTTATTTTCTTTTTCAATTTTTTCTTTTAGTTTATTTTTGTAATCATTTACTCCGAGTTCTGTTGATGTTGAGGTAGATGTTTGTTGTGTTGCTTTTTGGATTGGTGTTTCTAATACATTTTTTCCTTTTGAAGCTAAAGTTATAGTTCCGGAATATCCACCATAATCAGTAATCTTAAAATCATACTTGGTTACCAACCCTCTAAAAACTTGATACTTGTCTGGGTGAGCTGAGTTTAATAATAGTATTTCTCTATCAAGTTTTTTTAAAGTCTTTGTTCCTATTTGTGATAGTTGTTCAAACTCCTTTGAACTGTTTATACCGAATCCAAACTCTACAAAAATCATTCTTCCGTGTTTTAAAAATATAGGTTGTATTCTTGATTCAAAATCCATAGGGTCCGGACAAACCCAGTTGATAGTTATCTCGTTCATAAAATAACTTTTTTGTGCTATCGATACACTTTGTACACCAGTATCTCCACGATAAGAATTAGAGTCTGGGTTTATCTTATCTTTGAATGATATAGGTCTGTTTGCTTGTGTTGCTTCTCCTTTACCACCTGGTCCACCCGTAATATAACTTGAGAAGTTCATTATATCTTTTCCAACAAGTACATCAGCACTAACTTTACAAAAAGCACTACGAATTATTTGTTGTTCATATGGATTTTTATCTCCAACAATATCCTGTGGTAAAAATGCTTGACCTGTTGCTAATGAATCTTTTAAATTTTGTGCTGAACCAACACCTGGACTTTCTACACCATTAGGAACTAACCTATTGACTGCCAACATTCTTCTGAATAGTGCTTGTTGGACTTTTGCGTGTATTTGAGAACTTTCAAATGCACTCATTATCTATTCAACTCCTCGAAGTCCTCTATGATACGAGCAAGATTTTGTGGAATACGATATTCTTTACCTGGAATCATATAACTGGAACCATCAAGTTGTCCGTTTGCTCTGGCAATTATCCACCATAATTCTACATTACCATAGAATTTATGTGCTAAGTTTTCAAGTCGTTGTCCATATAGTCCAGTAATTGTAACATCACTATCACTAATTTCAATCTTCGGATATTGTATTCTATTTAGATAACGAACTCCGTTTTCATCTCTAAATACTTTTGATTTATCATATCTACTCATAACTATCGTCCATAATGATTGGCGTCATCTCGAACTTTATAAGCTTCTGCCAATATTTGTGCTCGCCTCTCTTCACTACTTAATTCTTTTGAATTTTGTTGTGAAACTTCTTTTCCTGCTTCTACTTCTTTTGAAGCTGCTGTGTTGTCTTTTGTTTCTTGTATAAATATATCCTTTTTATCTGTAAAATCTTGACTACCATAATTTGGACTATCTATTGTTGGTGTTACATTACCTATGTGTATGAAACTTAAAGAAACATCACATATAACTGGTAGTTGTGTTCCTTCTTCTGTTTCCCAAGTATTACTTGCTTGTGGTATCGTTACACTAATTGAATCAAAGTATCCAACTGTATTTTTAAATACATCACCAATCGTTAATGAAACCATAGGTGCGGTTGGTCTTGTAAATATATCGGTTTCTGTAGTTTCTTTTACTTTATTCGTAGTGTTTAAAAATGGTTTATATGCTGGTTGTGCTAATCCTTTTAATCTATCTATTTTTTTCCAAATTAACTTAATATCAGCTTTGTTGGTTGCTACGACTTTAAATCCAATACTAAATGAACGCTTAGTATTTTTATAAATATGAACAGCGTCTGGTCTACCAACATAATTTATTTCTTCATAACTTGCTTGTGAATTATCCACAATATCTGATGTTAAGAAAGCAGGAAATATAATCCACTTTCCATTTACCAAATCTCTAATTCTAAATTTAATAAAATCTTTTGGTAATTTTGTTTCATCAAACTCACCATACTCAACTTGTAATTTTTTCTTTCCTTTTTGTTGAAAGTAAGTTACTGAATCTACAACATCTTCATATTTTGTTCCAAATTTATCTCCTTTTGTTTTGATAAATTTTATATATTGATTATCAGCGTCTCCACCGATTAATTGTTGTGCTATACCACTCAATGATAACCCTTCAGAAAATAAATCTTCATTAACGTGTCGTTGGAAATGTGCTATTGAAGGTAGATTTTTTAAAATTGATGTTGGGTCATAAATATTTGCATTTCTTTGTTTGTTTTGATTTTGTAAAACGGATTGTTTTAATGTGAACAACGCTCCTTTTGGTGAAAATAAAAACTTACCAATTCTTTTTGTATCTTCAATGGTTCGTTCTGCTTGTAGTCCTGCTCCACCACGAACAAATCCCCCGTCCAATTTAGTTGAGTTGTATCCGTCTCCAATCTCTCTATGGATTAGTTGGTCCTCGTCTGGTCTAAACTTTCTGTGGTTTAGTTTTGCATTATCCCTTTTAGATTCTTCTAAACTTTGTTTATTGTAATCTGGGTCTGCTGCTAAGTTTGATTTTAATTCAATAAGTGCCATAATTTATCCTATAAAAAATCCCCAAACATACCACCGGAACTATCAGCTGATTTCTTACCGATGTTTTCTAATGCTTCTTTGTTTCCTGTAAATCCGTCAATTAAGATTTGATTTGTTCTTTTTTGTGCTTTTAATTCTGGTGATTCTTCGTTATCTATTGCTTCACCACGAGCAATCTTTGTTAATTCTGCTACACTAATACCAAGTGCAGTTGCGATAGAATCTTTTTGAATAACATTCATTGCTTGTAAATTACCTAATCCACCAACTTGCTGTTGTATTTCTTGTGTTAATGTTGCGAAATCTCCTTGAAGTGCAGCTTCTCTTGCTTTTTCAAGGTTTAGTGCTTTACCCGTTAAGACTTGTGCTTCAAATTCTGCTGTGATACTGGATTCAAAATTTAATAGTGCGTCTGCCATTTTAACAACCTCACTTAAGTTTGAACCAATTTTAGCTGCTTCAATTGCAGCTTCAGCCATACCCATAGCACCCTCAGTAGAAAATCTTGCAAACGCTTCCATACTACCTGATATATCTTTTATTACTGCACCTGCAGCTACACCAGCTCCTGCTGCCATATCACCAACTGCTCTAACAACATCGTTAGCAACATCTGCTGATGCTCCCGTTACATCTGAAAATCCTTTTTGGAATTTAATTAAGTCGTCTGTTGCAACACCAAATTTTACGGACATTTGCCCTATTTGTTTTATAGCATCCGCATTAACATTTGCTAATGTTCCATAGTTTTGAATTAATTCTTTTCCAATATCTGTTGATTTTTTACCAGTTCCAACCAACATAGCATCAGCTTTCAAGAATTCACCTTGTAGTTTTACTGATTGCATAAAACCTATATTGGCTTCACCAGCAAAATCTCTTGCTCGTTTTGCCATTCCGATTAGTAATGCTGCTGCCGCTACTAAAAGTCCAATCAATATTGTAACACCACCCGTAGCTGTTCCGATTGCTGCACCCATCGCTCTAATTGGCCCTAATGTTCCTGTAAATCCTTTTCCTATATTTTTCGTTCCTTTATTTGATAAGTTTATATTTTTAAGTAAATTTGATTTTAAATTTTGTCCAAGACTTGTTAAACCTTTTTGTAAATGTTTATCTAAAAATCCACCAATTAATGGAATACTTTGAACCGTTGAACTAAGTTGTTTACCCAACGCTTGTGTTGAATCAACTAATTTCTCCGATTGCTGTACCACCGTATCAGTTGCTTCTGCAGCTGCTACTGCTGAATCAAACAAGTCAAGGTCTACATCACCTGCGCCTGATTTTTCAAGTTCTTTTCGTTTTTTATCTGAAGCTTTTCTATCAAAACTTGTATATTCATCATTTGCTATATTAGCTATGTTTTCAAATATACCACCAACTGATTTAAGAGTTTTTTTACCTATATCATTTGTATCAAGGTCTTTTCCAGAACTTAGTATGATTTCTGCATAGTCGGTAAAACTATCGATAAAACTATTACCAGATTCTCCAAACATTTTCTTTACTTGTGTAAAACCAACACTGGCTTCATCTGCACTTTTTATGATAGCTTCAGTCCAACTATCAGTCTTTTCAATCGATTCTTCTATACTTTCAACTTTTTCTTTTTCTTTCTTTGTAGATTCTTTTGTGACTTTGGTTTCTTCTTCTATGGCTTTATTTTTTTTATTTATAAGATTTGCTTCTTCAGCACTACCCTTTTCCACCGAAGATAGTTTAGTATCTAAGTTTTCTACGGTAGATGATAATTTGTCAAGTTTGGTATTGAGTTTGTCAATAGAACCAAACATATCGTTCAGATTTTGCTGTCTTGTTTTAGCCATATTTTATAATGTGTGTGAATTGATATAAACGAAAAACGAAAATACTTTATCTAAGTTTAACTTTACCCTGCTTAACCTTTTCTAAGTGGTTTAATACATCAAGAGCTTTGTCATTCATAGTGTTAATTTTCTTGCGTAGCGCCGGGTCAGTTTTCATAAATTTATCAAGAGATTTACTTGCTCGGTTGGTTAAAAACCTTTCAAGTGCTTTACCGATAAATTCGTTGATTTTTTGTCGTTCTGTAAGTTTGTTTTTCATCAATAATAAATATCAAGTTTTAAGATTTTTGGTAACTTGGTGGTTGACTTTTTCCTCGTTGAACATCTTTGATTAGTTCAGATTCTTTTTTCTTTGCGTCTATTAATTTTTGAGCATAGAATTTTCTTAAGAATACTGGCATATTGTATAGTTCGTCGTGGTTGAATCCATTACCATAATAGGCAATGTTAAAGAGTTCTTCGTGTATGGCCGCCCTATTACTCGGCGGCTGGCCAAAAAAATTCTACATTTATTGGTAAATCAACTTTATGTTTTTTACCAGTCTGACTTGTATAGTCAAACACCATTTCGACATCTGGGTTTAGTTTATCTCGATATAATCTGAATGCTCTTGAATCTAATGCTAAGAAGTCGTTATCAACAAACTTGTCTATTTCTTTTTGGTCTGTTTTTCCGTCTATTGATACGATTTGATATTTCATTCTATTTGTCATAGAGTGGTCAATACCTGTTATCTTTTTTGCATTTTCATAGGTTTCATTTATTTCTTGAAGTTTCTTTTCGTCTCCGTGAGTTAGAACTTTAAATTCTAATACTCTTTTAGAGTTCGGTAATTCAAAACTAAATAGATTTCCATTTTCAAATGATTTTTCATCTATTGATTTGTGTTGTATTGTAGATAAATCTATTGTATGTTCTACTTGTTCCTCTGTATCTGGGTCTGTAATGGTACATCTATAATCTTTACCATACCCCAAAATACGAGTTCCTAATAGAAGTGCATTTTTATCACCGACAAGTAGGTCATCTAATTTGATACCTTTGTCTGCGATTACACTTTCCAATAATCTATCTAAAACTACACCTTGTTGAATTAGATTTGTGGAAGTTAAGATATCTTCCTCTTTTGCTGTCATATATTTGACATCTATGGTTCCATTACGCAAAGGACTATCTTCGGGATACAATAATCCCTGTGAAGGTAAAGATAGAACTTCAGTAGGAAATCCGTACTGATTTTCAGCCATTGTTTACTCCTTGATTAATACTGAATTAATAACTTATTTTTTTAAAACTTTTTCTGCACCTGCGATACCGAAACTACCTAATGTAGTGAATAGGAAAGAATTGTATACCACATCATTGATAACTAAATCTTTACCCATAAGTCCAGTAACAACATCTGCAAATGCAAATAAAACCATTACTGTGAATGCACCGAAACCAATTATTGATTTTTCGTTGTATTCATTGTTGTCTTTAAATATTGCCCACATAACTATTCTCCTTAGAATTGTAATACAGCGTAGTCGTATCTTAAAGTTAGTGTGATGTCTGCTATGTTAGCTGCATCAAATCCGAAATCACTAAAGTTAGCACTTTTAATAAATGCTCCTTTTAATGTCCACTCTTCAACTTTATCACCGACTGGCCCTAATACATTAAATGTAATATCTTTTTTATAAAAGTCAGAATATCCGTCACGACCCGTTACTGATTCGTGGTGTAGTCTTACCCACTCCATAACTGCTTGTGCTCCACTTGGGACGATTGGGTCATATAGTTTTACTTCCACATCTGACCAAGTTGGTCTACCTTTTACATATCTTTTTGTATTGATATGTGGAATTACTATTTCTTCAAACTCAATGTTTGGTCTTGCGAAAGATTGCACCATAAATGATGGTATTCCGTCAATTTCCATAATGAACCTATTTGATAATTTTGGTTCAAATGGTGTAAAAAATATTTCGTTTGGGTCTATAAAATCAGCCACTTTCTTTCTCCTATAAATAAGAATTTTCTATTACATTAATAAATATAACGAAATGAAAAAAAGTGATTTCTTAAAAGAACTTATTTTAATATAATTATTAGAAGTTTTTTTGAAGTTTTTACTTGACATTGTCATTTATTCATTGTATATTATAGTATGATTGATGAGATAATATGTGAAGAGTGTGGTGTTGAAATAGACGGCTTTTTCCTTTGTGATGATTGTGAAGAAGAACTCTTTGAAGAAAATAATTAAAAAAAAAGCTTGACATTTACAAATAGTATTTGTATATTATAGTGTTATGATAATGATAAAAGGAAACGAAATGATTGAAAATAATGAAACAATAACGACTGATACCGAAGGTATTTATATGAGAAA